GCTATGATTCCTATGGCTTTTGCGATGAAGATGTTTAATGATGTAGAATGGGAAAGCCTTGGTAAGGCGGGCGCAGCCCTTGTTGGCTTTGGATTGATAGCCGCTGGGTTCGGGCTTGTTGCTCCTATTATCCTTTCAGGAGCATTGACTATTGGTGCTGCATCAATATCTATATATGCCTTTGCAGGTTCCGTACTTGCCATAAACTCTGCAATGAAGGGACTCGATGTAAGCCCTCTAAAAGGGTTAGTAAAGACTTTGATTGACGTAACGAGCATTTCAATAATTTCTTTGTTTGGAGTTGCTGGTGGAATTGCAGCAATAGCAACTTCTATGGCGGCCTTGAGCATGGCGGGATTAGGTTCAGCAGTATCTAAACTGTTTGGCGGGGGTGCTATAAAAGATTTAGAAAGGATTGCAGTACTTGCAGAGCCTCTTAATACGGTGAACCGAGTTATTTCACAACTTGCTGCTTCTATATTGGAGTTGTCAAATGTAATTGGTAACGCTGATTTTGACAGAATTAAGAAGTTAAACGACCTTGATGTAAAATCCCTTGATCAAGAAGTTAACCAGAGGATAAACACGGTATCAGGAAAGGTTCAAAATTACAGTGAACCGATTATAAATTACAAGATAGCGCCTCAACAGATCCAAGTGGCTGAGGCAATGACACCCAAGAAGGAGTCGGTTGCCCAGAATGTAAAGATAAACAACTTACCGGGAACAGGACAATTAGATAAGGAATCAAGTAACGGCAAAGATTCTGTGACAAGTGTTCAGAACTCTTACTATGGCAACAATAGTTACAGTAATGACATTTACAACAGACCCGGAATGGATACTAAGAGACTTGAAATGTTGCTGATGAGGCTCATACAACTACAAGAGATTGGGTTGCAAAGGGAGACAGCGATTGTAATGGATAATCAAAAAGTAGGTACAATACTTAAAAAAGGTAATAATAACTAATGCCAAGACCAAGCAACGGCCCGCCGGGTTCGGAATTTAGTAAAGAACTTTTTTACTTCTACCGACACGATCCCGGAACTGGGCCAGTAGAATCTTCAAACCTTAAATTTGAGGCACACATAACATCTATACAAGACTCATCAAGCCCTCAGTGGAATGAGTATTTTGACATGGGTAGAGCAGACCCAAAGGTTATGTATGGGGGGGCGAATAGATCGGTCAACGTATCTTTTGTCCTGATAGGAATGAACAAAGAAGAACACAAAGACAACCACGAAAGGCTGTTATCACGGTTGGGTAGAATGACTTATCCGATATATAAGGGAGGCCGTGGGTTTAACGCGCCCCACGTTAAATTTCAAATAGGCGGGATAATTAAAGGTTATGGGGTGATAACATCCTTAACCTATGATTGGCAGCCGGAATACCCTTGGTCAGCAGCCGACAACAGGCCGCTGTACACTGATGTTAGTTTAAGCATAAAAGTACTTGCCAACAGCGTTGGAGAAAGACCTGATGCAGGTAAGAGATATTTTATATGATTCCGCCGAAAAACCCAACCATCTTTAGGATAGAACTGTTAAACTAAGTGATAATGTCGAAATAGATAGAGATTTAAACTCAGTTATTAACATTATAAAAAGATATTATGACAATCATCTTGCTTCTATGACAAAGCCATTAGATTTTTCTAATGTAAATATGAACTTCAATGTTTGTAATAACCGTTCCCCTATCGGGGAACCCATCGATCTTTAGACGATGGGAGGATGTCATATAACGTAAAAGCATTGCCGAAGGCATGGAATTAAACCTCCTAAGTTAAATTTAAAAACAAACATTTAAATGAGTACAAAAGGTAAATTGAAAAACGTCAACCCTGATTTTGGAAGTGCATTGTTGCCTGCTGTGCCATTGTTTGATTATGTGAAATGCCCTCTCCACCGATATACTTTTTCAGTAAAGCCGATTAGGGAATGGACTGAACGTAATTGCGAAGGTAAAACATTGAACCTTTTTGCTGGCAGAACAAAATTGAATATTGATGAAATTAGAAACGACCTTGACAAAGAAGCATTGGCAGATTACAGAATGGATGCCGTTGATTTTTTAAGAACATGGAAAGGCGAAAAGTTTGATACAGTATTGCTTGACCCGCCTTATTCTTATCGTAAAAGTATGGAAATGTATAAAGGGATAAAATGCAGTCCATTTAAGCAATTGAAAGATGAAGTGATGAACGTATTAAAAGAAGGCGGTAAAGTAATTACGTTTGGATACCACTCAAATATTATGGGTGCAGGTCGTGGCTTTACTGTCGAAAAGATATGTCTATTTTCTCACGGAGGAGCAATTCACGATACAATTGCAAGTGTCGAGAGGCATTGCATGTAACAGGAGTACGTATGCAAAGATATGATGAATTTGTAGACAAGATAGTAGCAAATAAAGGCAAACGTAGATATGAGACGTTGTATTATCCAAAGTTTGAGAAGCGATCTTCTGACATCTACATTATCACTAAAAGGTTAGACAGATTGGATAATATAGCCAACAAATACTACGGAGACCCTCGTTTCTGGGTCATTTTGGCCAAGGCAAACAAGTTGCACGCTGGTTCGATACACCCGCCGGTAGGAGTAAGGCTTCGGATACCTTATCCACTAAACACAGGCGACATAGGAGACCTATTTAAAAACGCACAATTTTAACAATGGCATCATATAGTTTATATAGGAAGAATCCAGAGGGCGATGTAATCGGTATCTTAAAAGGAAGAAGAGGTTTGCTTGATAAAACCCAAACTGCAAACGGAAAGTCTGCTTCTGTAAGGAACCCTGCATGGGCATCAATAACAGGCCACGACAAGAGTTGCGATGGGGACAACAAGAGTAGAACACTTCCTATAAAACAGGAGACTTGGGACGAAGTTTACAAGCCTAATATAAAACCGTCGCCAGACTTAGTGTCAGTGACAATAGAGTATGGAGGAGACTGGGGACTCGCCAGAAAAGTAAGTGCGGAAATAAGATGTTATTCAATAGAAGATTTTCTATGGGTTCAACAGTACTTTCTCCTTCCCGGAAACGTAGTAGATGTTTCTTTTGGTTACAGTAATAGTTGGGGAGTAGGACAAGATTCTGTATCTTTAAAAGGTTTTAAGGTTGCGGTATTTGCCTTTAACACTACAACCGAAGGCTTTTGGATTTGTACATTTACAGCGGTGTCTGCTTCTACCGCTATAAAGAACCTTGACATGCAAGCAGTTGTGTGTAACGGGTGTAATCCTATTAGCGGAAACGGATCTTCAGGCAATGATGGCCCTATTAAATATTTTACGGGAAAGCCGCAAACTAAAAACGCCGTTAAAGGGATTGCCCAGTTAATAGCAGCGGACGCACAGATAAACGGAACTATCTCCATAGACGACGCACGAGACGGAGAGGTTATAGACAGAGGAAAGTTGGTTAATTATAGTCCCGGAGAGGGGTTAGACGGGAGTGCCGCAATAGTGTTGTACACAGGAGACCACATGAGAAAGTGGGACGGAAAGTTGTCTGCTTGGGCGGGGGGGATTTTGGCGGGACTAACAGGTACAGCAAACGAAGTGGAAACTTCCAACAACCAAGTGTATGTCACCCTTGGTTACATAGTTAACAGGATAATAAACGACCAACTATTGAGGGCTATGACGTGTGGCATAGGAAACAAAGACAGAAAAGACTTTAACGATCTAAAAATAGACTTCGATAAAAAGTATTCTAAGTGTCAAATATCTCCTTCTATAACGAGTGGAGACCCGCTTACAATGCTATTATTAGGGAAAGGTAACTATAAAAACAGTAGTGGGGATGGTAAAGACTTTGATGCGGATTGTAAGAGTCTGGAAACCGTAAAAAGTGCGTTGGGTGGAGGAGAGATTAAACTACAAAACATTTTGCTTCACAGAGACGTAGTTATGTCGGCCTTTAACGCTGCTACAAAACCGAAAGAGTCGAACTCAGATCAAACCGACGTTAAAAACTCTGGGGATCAGGTGGTAAATATTTCAGACTTTTTTGGTAAGATAGCGGATCACATAAGTTCTTGTGTGGGAGGTGCTATAAGTCTAAGATTGGTAGAACACCCAGAGAAGCAGAATATTTTAATTGTTGTGGATCAAAACTATGGAGTTGCGGATAAACTTGATGTGGTAATATTCGATCCTATTGATGGAGACGGGTCAACAAGGAGTTGTGAAGTAGCATCTAACGTAGGTTCTCAGGAATATAGGGCATCCATGTTTGTAGGTTCGAGTAAGAAAGGAGACCCTGTATCAGCCTTGAGGGGTTGTGAACCAGAGAGAAAAACCGCAGCATCAGATGAATGGGCTAAGGCAAAACTTGATTTTGTCGCTCTTGTAAGAGACCCCGGAAACTTAGGAACCAATGCTTTCAACGGACAGGATATAAATGCCTTGAAGTCTATCATGGGAAGACTGCACAGGAACAACCCATATGCTGTTAAAACAGAAACAGTACACTATCCCGGCCTCAGCATCTCTATTGAGTTAGACGGTATCTGGGGATATATGCCCGGAAACGGAATATCAAGTACTCAGGTTCCGAACAAGTGGAGGACAGCCTATAACTCATACTTCATGGTAACGAGAGTCACCCAGCAAATACAGGACTCCGATTGGACTACTAAAATAGAAGGAATTTTAGCATACTACGATAACATAAACTACATACCGTTATGAAAACAAAGTAATATTGTTAAAAATACTGTACATAAGACAACAAATTTATATGACGGAGCGTAAAACCCACCCATCAGAATGTGGGTGGGATGTAAGCGACCATTAACCTTGTGAAAGGATATATTGACGTATTGTTTCTGGTGAAGCCTCACCTATTGAGCAAACGAAGAAGCCGTCTGACCAAAGGATTTTACAATATGTTGAACGGTATAGTATGACAATTTTACATAAAACAATATTTTGGCATAAATTTTAATGTATAATGGGCTTGTAAATCT